AGAACTTGGACGAGGATGAGTTTAAAGTAATTTGGGGTAGATTGTTTCATTCTTATTGGGATGATATAACTTACTCAGAAGTAAATGAAAAAGATTTAGAACAATACGAAGAGGCTAGTTTCTAACGCAAAAAACGAAAAATCGGCGCCGAAAGTCCCTAAATGTACCAACAATTTCCCACTAAGATTACTGATTTGGTCAAAACATACAACATTATACCCGAAGAGAGGGTTGATGAGATGTTGTCATGGTTTTTAGGGAAACAAAAAGGACTTGGTTACCCTGTAAGGTCCTTAAAACCCGAACTACAAGACCCAACTCCTATTTTTGAATGGATTTCTGAGATAACACAAGACGTTTATGGTCGATATGTTCAAGAATGCCCTGGCCCAATAGATGATTTGGAACTTGGGGACTTTGTTGTACGAGTTTATCCGCCAAATGAAGGAGAATCCACATACAAATTCGATCAAAATGTTGGAGAAAGTGTAAATAGACTATTTTCTGTTACAATTTATCTTAATACGGTAGAAGAGGGTGGTGAAACTGAGTTTCCTAACTATGGATTAGCGTCAAAACCCGTAAAAGGAAAGGTTCTCATCTTTCCATGCAATTATGTGCTCCCTCATCAAGATAATATTCCCATTTCAGAGGCAAAATACGTTGCAACTTCTTATATTAACTGGAGAACATCATAATTTTATAGATACTTCGTGATGTCGCAACGTAAAAATGAATATTGAGCAGCTGGAGGAGCTAGATTCTTATAATTTAGATCTAATTGTAGAATCTCTTCAATATCGATTGGAAAATGATACAAATTTGATGTATCACCCTGATATTAAATCAGATTTAGAAGATATGTTAGCAATTATGGAAGATGAATACCTATAACGTCTATATTGCCGATAAAGTAATAATGGAAGATGTTGAAGAACGGGATCTAAAACACAAATTAGAGTTTCTTCGCTGTTATTTCACGCATTACCCAGATGACGAACTACGTCATGAAGAGATAAAAGTAGTTAAGAATAAGCAGTCTATATAATACATCTATGGACAAATTGATTTGATCGTAGTATAATAATCATGTAACTTTGCAAACGTTATGGCTAAAGGATTTACAGTTAAGGCAAATGCGCCCAAGACTAAAAAAGTAGAAGATGATTTTGATCTGGCTGCGGCAAAAGAGATACTAAAAAATAAGAGTGTCGTATTTTGTTTGCCAGGTAGAGGAGTCTCATATATTTTCCTCAAGGCTTTCGTACAACTATGTTTTGATCTAGTACAGAACGGATCTTCGATTCAAATTTCGCAAGATTATTCTTCTATGGTCAATTTCGCACGTTGTAAGTGCCTAGGGGCTAACGTACTACGTGGTCCAAACCAAATTCCTTGGGATGGAAAACTTAAGTATGATTACCAGTTGTGGATTGACTCGGATATCGTATTCGATACGGAGAAGTTTTATCGTCTCGTATGGATGCAGAAAGATATCGCAGCAGGTTGGTATTGCACAGAGGATGGAAAGACTACTTCAGTTGCTCATTGGTTGGAGGAGGACGATTTCGCCAAGAATGGTGGAGTTATGAATCATGAAACTATTGAGTCTATCTCACGTCGTCGCAAACCTTTCACAGTTGATTACACTGGATTTGGTTGGTTGTTAATCAAACATGGTGTATTCGAGAACGAAGAGATGAAGTATCCTTGGTTTGCACCTAAAATGCAGGTGTTTGAATCAGGTGATGTTCAAGACATGTGTGGAGAAGACGTTTCTTTCTGTTTAGATGCTAAAGAAGCAGGATATGAGATCTGGTGTGATCCAAAGATCCGTGTGGGACATGAAAAGACACGAATTATCTAATGGATAACTTATATAAAATCGTAGAACTTGGGACTAATGGCTGGTATGTCATTGATCCCAAGGTTGATCAACGATTAACTAAGGAACAAGCAGATCAAAGACTGCAACATTATATTGGTGAGGGGTATTCACCCCAAAGATTGAGAGCTAAATTACAAAATGACAACCGTATTGATAAATAGATTATGGCAGTAAGAAAAATGTCTAAAGATGGAACCAACCTAATGGGTGCAGTTCCTAAGAAGACTAGACAAGGTTCAGGGAAACATACTAAACTCTCTGCAACTAGTCGAAACAAAGCTCGTAAACGCTACAGAGGACAAGGTTAATGGCTGATTCAGATCCAACAAAAGCACCACATAATGTCACTACGGTGCCTGGTGGCGGAGAAAGTGGTAAGACTGTAGGAGCTTATGATGTATCATCACAAGCCCGTAAAAAGTCTGCTGCAATCAATAATAATCAACAGTCTCCGCTAGCTGCAGGTTAATAAAATAACAATTAAATAACCTCAAGCACTTGGGTAAATACCTAAGTGCTTTTTTTATGCGATAAATAAGATATAATAATGGAATTCGACATGGAAAACCGAGAATTAATTGACAAACCAGAAAATAATGACGATATCTTGCGTGAAGTCGTTGGCGATGATGCTAATGATACTAAAAGAAAGCAAGATTTGAGTGAAAGTGACCTAGATAAGCTTGTTAACTGCTAAAAATGGCTTTAATAGACAGATCAAAAAATAAATCCCAAGTATTTTCGGATATTAGTCTCTCATTTGTTAAACATCCTGTAACTAATGACGTAGGCATATTCACTAATGAAGATGCTATAAGACGATCTGTCATGAATTTGGTCAGAACTCGTTTGGGAGAACGATTTTCTAATGATTTGATAGGGACTCAAGTAGATGATTCTCTATTTGAACTGCAAACTAATTTCGATGCAGAGAATATTCAGGATGATATCATACTTCTATTAGAAAATTTTGAACCAAGAGTGAGTAATGTTAATTGTCAGGTTGCATTTCCTCCTGATACGAATGAATTAAACGTTGCTATTCGATATGATGTGACTGGTTTGTCTTTGCCTATGCAAAATATAGAATTTGTACTTCAATCAACTAGACTATAATGGCGTTCAATCAGTTTACTAACCTAGACTTTGCTGATCTGAGATCACAAATAAAGGATTATCTACGAACTAATAGTAAATTTACAGATTTTGACTTTGAAGGGTCAAACTTTTCTGTGTTGATTGACCTATTGGCATATAACTCTTATATTACTGCCTATAATACCAATATGGTAGTTAATGAATGTTTCCTTGATAGTGCGACTTTAAGAGAAAATGTTGTCTCACTTGCAAGAAATATTGGTTATGTACCTCGATCTACCAGATCTGCTTCTGCTACTGTTAATTTCAGTGTTGATTTGGGGTCAAATGATACTAGAATTGTAATTTTAAAAGCGGGACAGGTTGCATTAGGTAATCAACAGGGTGGTCAGTACATATTTTCCATTCCAGATGATTTTGTTGCCACTGTAGATGACAATAATGTCTCACTTTTCAATAATCTGTCCATTTATGAGGGTGTTTATTTAACAAAAACCTTCACAATTGACTATTCTCAACCAAATCAGAGATATATTCTTCCAAATGCGAATATTGATACTACTTCTATTCGTGTTACCGTAGAATCTACAACAAAAGAGATATATGCTCTGTATGATAATATTTTAAGAGTAGATTCTACTTCCAAATTGTTCCTAATTCAGGAAATTGAAGATGAACAGTATGAGATTTTATTTGGTGATGGGATTTTAGGTAAGAAACCACCTGCTGGAGCCACTGTTACTGTAACTTACATTGTAACTAATGGTCCTCTTGCTAACGGTGCTAGTAACTTCTCCTTTATTGGTATTTTAAAGGATGATACTGATGCAACCATTACAAGTGGTATTTCATTACTAACAACCACATCTAGTGCTGGAAATGGTGATGCAGTAGAAGATATCAGTTCAATCAAATACCTGGCACCCCGTATATACGCTGCACAGTATCGTGCAGTAACAGCAAACGACTATAAGGGTATCATTCCATATGTTTATCCTAACGTCGAGTCTGTGACCGCCTACGGGGGTGAGGAACTTGATCCCCCTGAGTATGGAAAGGTCTTCATTTCAGTAAAACCTAGAAATGGTTCATTCTTATCACAAATTACTAAGGATAGTATATCCACACAATTAAAACAATATTCTATTGCTGGAATTAAACCAGAAATTGTTGATCTTAAGTACCTTTATGTTGAAGTTGATTCTGCTGTTTATTACAACACAAACTCAATATCTAATGTAACTGATTTAAGAACATCTGTACTTAAGACATTAACTACGTATTCCAAATCAACGGATATCAATGCTTTTGGTGGAAGATTCAAATACAGTAAAGTTGTTGGTCTAATTGATGACTCTGCTAGAGGTGTTACTTCTAACATCACGAAAGTTAAGATGAGAAGGGATATAACACCTGAGATCAATGTATTTGCTACATATGAA